TGTCCCTCACGGTGCCAGCCTCGTCCTCGCCGCTCGTTTCGTTCTTGACCATGATTCCGCTCCATTCGACGGGATGCGTGAGTTCCGAGTCGGCGAACCACTTTGATTCATCGACCGTGTAAAGCGTTGTGGGGGCATTAGCCGAGCGGTAGAATGCGCCGTTATGGGATATGAGTTCCACCCAGTCAGAGCATGGGAAGATGTCGAAGGGGCTTTCCGTCTGCGGCTTCTGCTCGTGGATATCCCCGACCGCCTTTCCGCTGACATTCTGCCACGCCGAGCCGTTCCACATGATTTCGATGTTCGCGTTAGGCAAAATGTGCGGCGCGTTCGTGCTGACCGATGTGCAGACGAGCGTGTGCGTGAAATTCGTCGCGTTCACGACAGACAGCCTGCATCCCCGGTAGGTCGCGTCGCCGAGCGTGAGCGTGATTGACGCATTCGACTCGATTACGATTTTCGCGTCGTACTCAACTCGGCTCGTCGTCTCGCTCGCAGTCACAGCCACGCCGCGCATCTTCACGAACGAGGCGATTATGTTGTTGTTCACCTCCTGCGTGGAAAGCCCGCCCTTGTTCACGGCGGTTCGTGCGACTTTCGTTCCGAACGGCGGCGTGTAGCCCGTGATGTCAGGTATCAGAATCGAATCAAGTGTCAGGTCAATCATTTCTCATGCTCCTTATGAATGGTATTCGTTTATTATCTCAAGCACTTTCTGCCTGAAAATTGCCGAGTCGAAGAGGTTCGTGTGAACCTCGCTCAAATCCGCCGCGTCAAGGATGAAGTGCCGCCTCGCATAATCGAGCGTTCCCCACGGAATCTTGTCGAGCGAGTATTTTACAAACGCGGAGAATTCCTCCTCTGCCGTGTCGATGTAAAGCTCATCAAGGCAGAACGAGTTCATCTCCTTGTTGAAGACCGCCGTTCCCGCCGTCTGAGAAGCGGAATACCGCCCGAACTCTACTTTTTTCGTCCCGATGAAGAGACTGATTTTGTCCGCCGAAAGCACGACAGCGAAATGAATCCACGAGTTCGGCTCAAAGTCAATCCCGATGTCTGAGAAAAGGACATGCTCGTCGCGGTTTCCCGTGTGGAATATGAAATTGTCCGCGCCCAGAGTCACATTGTACACGGGCGAGTCCGCCTCAGTGACCTCGTAGTTGTAGGGTGGCTCGCTATCTTCGTCGTACTCGTTGTAGTTCGGCTCGCCCGTTGAGATTACTACGCTTATCCTGTCTGTCTCGCTGCCGATGTCGAAGACGGTCTGGTTCTCCGCCCAGATGTACTGAATCCAAAAATCGACCGTCCATGAGTTCCCCGAAAGCGCGTGCGTGAGGCTGTATTGACCGTAGAGCGACTTTCCGATTTCGGAATACGGCGCGAGCGTGAGGATTGCGGGCGTGAAGTCTATGAGGTCGGACGGGTTGTTGTCCTTCTCGTCCACGAGGACGGGGTATGCCTTGTAGCCCATCGTGTAGGGAGCCTCGCCATGCTGATTCAAGAGGTCGGTGTCGAAGTGGTAGACGAGCGCGTTCTCCGTGATGTGCGGGCGACCGATGTCGTGACCGAGTTTCCGCCGCTCCGCTATCGTTGTGTTCGATATGACAAGGCTCTGCTCCGAGTAAAGAATCTGCGAGAGAAGTCCGCGCGTTTCCTGCTTCGCCACGGTGAGCCAATCTCCGTCAGCCGTTCCGCGATGCTCGTAATATGTTCCCTGCGGAGTGATGCGCGTGCGGTCGAGCGAATTCTCATTCAGTTGTACGATGAATTCTCCGTTGATTTTGCTCGCCTCGGATGTAATCTCGAAGGAGCCGACTTTGAAGGAAATCGTGTAGTCGCCCGTCGGGATTCCGTTCTCAAGCACGGGGTCTACATGAAGGTACTGCTCCGTTCCGCCGACATACATCCTTCCCTTGTAGTGCGGGTTTCCGTACCGGTCGGTGAATGTGGACAAGTCCCACAAGTTCGCGCCGTCGCCGAACGCACCCTCAAGGATTGCGCCGATGTTCGCCGAGAGCGCGGAGAGGTCGGTGATGTACGCCTCGCGCTGCGTCTCGTTCGCCTGAACGATGTCCTGCATGTTCGTGCAGAGCGCGGTCGCGTTTATCACGGTCTCTGCAGAGATTCCAGCCTCGTTTTCCGCGATGATTCTGAACTGGTAGCCCGTGTCACGAATGTCCTTCGCCGACTGACCGTTGAGCGGCATCGTCTGAATGTATGTTCCGTCGGAGAGCGCGAATCCGCTTCCGTCCTTGTAGTTCTCCTCGTTTCCCTGCGTGATGTTTCCGTCCGCGTCCTTCACCGGGTACGGATTGAGCGATGTCGCGGGCTTGAACCATGCGCCCTCACTGTCAAGGTCGGGTCGGCGTACCTGAACGCGGTAGCGAACCGTGCCGTAGGTCTCCGCGTTGTCCGAACGCTGGGGCTGCGAGATTTTGAGCGTTATCGTGCGGTCGCTCGTGCGCGTGTAGACGAGAGGGGCTGAGAGGAGCCATGTTCCGTAGCCGTCCGAGTTCACGGCGACTTCCGAGCTGAATTCGCTCACCTTGTTGTAGACATTGAAAGCCTTAGCCTTTATGAGCCAGCCCGCGAAGTCCGTCTTTTCGGGGTAGCCGTCTTTGCCGCGGTCGAATGTGTAGGTCGCCGAAAGCGATGAGGTCTCCGCGAAAAATTCCCATTCCGCCTCCGCGCCTTTTTTGATGTAGAAGTCGATGACTTTTATCGTGTTCGCAAGCCCCGCGCCGAACACAAGGCATTCCGCCTCAATTCCATCGCGCCTCGCTTTGACCGACACGAGATTTGGAGCATCGGGCGGTCCGACTTCAATTTTCCCGTCACCCACAATTTCCTTTATTTTCTCGACGGCGAACTGCCCCATCGGGCTAGGCTCGCTCCATTCTCCGTCGCTTACCGTTGCTGCCGTCTTTGTTGAAATCCATTTTGATTCCGCCGTCTGAACATAATGCCAGCCGTCATTCGTGCCGTCCGCACTCGGCTTGTCGGGCGTTCCCATGCTGTCGTTGAATGTCGTCCATGTGCGCCATCCGCTCACCTCTCCTGCATCGATCGCACCCTGTGTTTCGCTCAGTTTGTTCTCAAAGTTAGGAAGCACGAAATTCGGGTCGTCAACGCCGAAAATCTCAGGTGAATACTCCACGCAGACCAAATCGGCGGAAAGATTCTCGCCGCACTGGATGTCGGTCACGATGAGGTCTATAGCCTCGTTTCCACGCTCCCCGAACGCAAAGAGGTCGCCTGCTTTCGGTGCGTTCTCCGAAGCAATGAAGGAAAGTAGATATATTGATTTCGTACTTCCGCCGTTATTTTCTACATCAAGAAGAGCCGTGCTTCCGTCAGACATACGAACGCGGATTGCGTATGTTTTCCCGCTCTCCATCGGAATTATTTCGTCGCACTCAAAACCTGTAACTAATCCAGAGACATCCGTAATCCGCTCCGCTATTCGTCCTTGCGTGATTCCAGCGAGCGCAATGTCGCCCGCGTATTTTATCCAGTCTCCCTTCTGGCACATAAGATATTCAAAATCCGCGCTGAATGTGTGGATAATCGGGCGGTGCTTTGAGACTGCATATTTGTACATTCCGAGTTTGCGAGCCTGCACGGAGTCCGTAACGCCCCATAAAGTAACTTCTTGTGAAGTGTCGGGGTCGCTTTCATAGTTGCCGCTCGGCGTGTTGTAGACAGAGACCTCGTTTTCGGCAAAGCCATTCTCCACATCAACGAAATCCATTTTCATTTCATCTGGGATGTCCGACAAGGCGATAGTTTCCTTGTAGTCATGGGAATTCCTTGGGGTAAACAACTGCACGAAAGTGTCGCGCGTAATGTCCTGAATTACGGTGAGTTTTCCGTTTTGCCGCAGGATTTCCGCACGACAAGTGCTTGCTATCGCTGACAGCAACTGTGAGATTTGCATAGGCTCAGTTATGTAGGCGTTGCATTCATAGGAATGAGCCTCGCACCATTGATAAAGTTTTCGGAACGCATAGTTGTCTATTTCTGTATCAGGAATTTTCTGCTGTGCAAATTCCCCTTGCATGGCATACATTGCGGCGGATGCAGGATTGCTTGATTCTCGCAAGAACCACGCGGAATCTCCGTTGCATGACGGCAGTTTTGACTGTGCGATGAAATTCAGTTGCTCGACAATATTCTGAAGTTTTTCGGAAGCCTTGATTCTGAGACCGATGAGCGTGATTTTTTTGCATATTTCAGGGCGAACGGGATACTCATCTTTTATCGCGCGGATTGAGCCGACATAAACATCGTCTATGATTTTTGAATCGCTGTTGTCGGCTGATATGCGTGATATTTTCACCGTATAACTTGCGGGGGTGAGGTCTGACTTAGTGATTGCATAGCGTTTTGTCTTTAATTTGTTCCCCGACATCGTGTTGCTATCGTTAGAAAAGTAGCCGAGCAGTCTGTACGCAGAATCACTTTCATCCGCTTTTTTATACCACGCTTTAACTTCTACGGAAGTAGATTCGAGGTCGCCGCTATCATTATATCTTCCAAGCCCGTTGTAGAAGAAGATGTCCACATTGATTTCCGTCGTTCCGTTCGGTGTCGTTTCAACAAGAGAAGCGTCAAGTCCTTCATCCGTTTTGTTTTTGAGGATGGAATTGTGCTGCATCTCATGTACGCATTTGGTCACAAGCGGCGGTGCGCTTTCACCATCCGCGATTTTCAGGCTTATGAGCGGGTCTTCTCCGTCAAGGATTTTTTCTATGCTGTCCGTAGCGGAAAAATCTTTGAGCAAAGTTTCGTCAATCTTGATTGAGTCCTTCTCAATTTCGATGTTATTCTGCCCCACGCAGAATAACTGATAGAGATACACCGAGCCGTCGGACGGGTCAACCCAAGTATGGCTTGTCGTCGCGAGGTCTGCATAAATTCTTCTCCGTCCAAAAAGGACGGGCAATGTTCCGTAAGGTCGGGTTTGGTTTCTGCTTCCGCGAATCGACGGGTCTTGTTCGGGTGTCTCGCGTTTTTTGTTGTTGAGACTGGGGATGTCTATGTTGTAAAGCACAGCCCCGCCCGCAAAGCAGCCAACGCCCGCGCCGATTAAAGCCGCACCTGCCACTCCGCCGATGCCTGTCCAGCCGAGCGTGGCGATTGCGAGTATCCCACCGAGAACGGCAAGCCCGCCCGCCACCTTCATTCCCGCCCCGGTATTTTTGTTATCACCTTCCGGAACGAGTTTTATATACACATGCTGATTTTCTTTCGGGATTCTTGAAAAATCCGTGATAATCTCGTCATCGAAAAGAACGCGCCAGCCTGTGTTCACGGCATGGAGCGGGTCAATTTTTCTTATAATTTCCGTGACGGAGATTCCCGCATTGAATGTGAATTCACTTCTTTCCTGTGAGAACGGATTGAGACATGCTGTAACTTGAATCGACACGATACCACCCTTCGACACAGAATCGGAGCGCAGGGCTTGAAAGCCGCTCGACCACGACACCCGTTTTGTGCCTTGAGTGAATTATACAACCATCGCCCGCGTACAAGCCGATGTGGCAGAGCCTCCCGCACATTCGCATGAGCGCGACCGCCTTTTCCTCTGGCCCGCTGATTTTCCCACCGCAGAGAATCGGCACATTCTCGGTGAAGAGTCTTTTCGTCTCGGCGACATTGAGCGCGTTCGTGTAGTCGCCTAGAAGCACGGGAAGGTCAAAGCCGTATTCTTCCGTGAGGATTAGGCGCACGAGTCCGTAGCAGTCCAAGCCCGTCTTGTCTCTCCCGCCTGAAACAAAAGGAATCCCGACATATTTTTTGACCCACTCGTACATATTGCGACTCCTACCAGAACATACCGGGAAAATCTTCGGGATTGTAGGTGAGAGCCGTGAATTTCCTGTCGTGCATGTAGCTGTCGTAAAGCTCGCCCGTCACGCTTTTTACATCGGCGTTTATGTCTCTGAGGATGAACGAGAGCGGGCCTTCGATGTAGTTGTTCGGCTCGCTAGCCATAATCACCGCCACCTCGCACTCGATGTTCTTGTTCTCGTTGCGGCTTTTGAGTGCGGCTTTTTTAATCTCGCGGTAAATCGCAATGTCCGTGTTGTCAATCTGCAAGCGGCAGGTTTTGTTTCCGTCGCTCGACTGGTCGGGGAGCAGGACCGAGAACGCGCAAGGAATGTACTTGTTACCGTTCGATGTGATTTCCTGATTGTCGTCCACCACGCGCAAAAACACCTCGCCGTCGTAGCGTATTGTCAGGATGTGGAGCAGCACCTCCGCCGTCTCTGGTGCGGTCATTGCTTTCTTTGCGTTCTCTGATAAATTCTCGTTAGGCATTCATCTTCTCCAGGCTCATCGTTATCCTCCAGTTTCCGTCAAGCGAGTCCTCGTCGTAGTCCTCCTTGAAGCGGAACTCCGCATATTCGAGCGTCTGCGGGTCTTTCATCACGAAGCGAAGTGCACCGTGCCCCAGAACATTGTCGTAGAAGTCCG